CCCCCTTCACGATGGTGAGCTTGAGCTATGCTCAAATCGCATCCGCCATGCGCCGTGCGGAAGAGGCCGCCCCCGGGCGGTAGGCGATGACGTGACCTCACGTTTTCGCGCCGTTGCGCGCGTTCGGCGCTGCCCCTCGGATCGGCGCGGCGCTCGCCGCCGGCTTCGTTTTCGCGGCATCATGTTCGCGTGTCAAGAAAAAAATTGCGGATCTGCCCAGGTTTCGTTGGCGTCTCCGAGACGCCTCGCAGCAATCTCTGCTCCGCTACCCCAAATCGTGCATAGCCCTACCCCAAAACGTACAGCCGATGATCTCAGTAGTTTCGCATGGTTACGTGGATTTTCGGATTCTGGCTGGGCGCGAATGCCCCATTTCGTGTATTGCACCGCGTCGGAATGGATCCCGTCGATGACGTAACTCTGCGAAAATACCATGACGCGATGCGAGCATGCCAGTGGCACTTAGATTGCTTATCATTATTAGCAGATCACACGAGGTAATCGTGATGGAGGGGGAAGCAATGAGGAAGCATTCAGCCAAAATCCGATGGCTGCATTTTACGTCTGATCCCACAACCTTCGAGCTGGACGCCAGCGCGCCTGACGATCCGGTCATGGAACGTGCAGGCATCTGGCTCTATAAAGACTACGGCCAGTTCAGAAAATACGCGGAGATGTGGCACGAAGACGCCGTCGTTCTCGAGGTGGACCCTCAATATGTGATACTGGTACAGTATGACGAGGATCACCCCGATGAGGACGAGTATTTCCTGCCCGCCCAGCACTTCAGCAAGGCGCAGATTGTTTGTGCGTTGTTCAGATGAGGAGGGAACATGAAAGCGTATCAAGCAGGCGAGACGGTGAGCTTTGTCGCGCAGCGACCCTGCACGCTGCGCGGCATCCGCTACCGCAAGGGGGACGAGATCACCATCGTCCTCAGTCGCAACTGGACCGAGGCCGACGGATTCGGCGCAGGCGGACCGTGGGGATGGGGCGGCTATACCGCCCACACGCTGCGGAAGCTCGCAAGGAGGAGAAATGACCAAGTTTGAGATGCTCAAGCGGCAGGCCGACCTGGCGGGGACTATCACCGAGATTAAGTGCGAGAAGATGAAAAATAGCCGTGTTCTGGACCACGCCGGAGGAAGCCTGCGAATGGCTCAACAAATATCGCGGCTGTGCGGGCACGGAGTACTACACCTTCGTATCGACCCAGAAACAAGAAAGATGAGGTAAATGGAGAACACGGTGACGATTAACATCCGCGCTGTGCCCGCCACGCTCTGGCGGCAGGTCCGAATCCGTGCCGCCGAGCGCGGACAAACCATTCACGATTTCGTCGTGGCCGCGCTGGAGCGCGCGGTGACACGATCGGAGGAGCGCGATGAGATTTCGAGGGAAACTCACGCGAAGCCTGAGATACGTTGAGAGCGATTCGCGCCTCCTGGTCCAAGCTTGGCTGGAGGCCGGCGCGAGACCATCTGCAGGCTGAACCGATAGCGACTGTTCGATCACGTCTGCGGGTGGCTCCGAACCCAGGGGTTCCATGACGAGCGCGACCGCTGCATCCTCAGTGCCGCGCTGATGTGCATGATCGGCGCGACGCTGCTCATGGCATTTGAGCGGACCGCCGCTGAGGCGGAACGACGCGCCCATGTCGAGCGCCTCCTTGCGGAGGTCTTTGAGAGGGAGGAACGATGAGGCAGCGACTGCGACAATTTATCGCCCCTATCGCGGGCGCTATCGCGCTAGCCATCTGCCTGTCTAATCGCGTGCTCATGCGGGTTGTGCCGATGAGTGCGGCCAAACGCGCGATGATGGCGACGATCAACCTCTGGGCGATAATCATGTTTGCGTTGGTGATCATCCTTCGCCTCATCCTGCCAGAATCAGGAGCAGACGCATGCGAGACACCACAACGCTGAAGGTCCGTCGCACAATTCATCGCATGCGAGAAGATCAGGACGGCAGCGCGCGACGAAACGCTGAGGGTCACATGACACAGCTTCGCGTTGGAGATCGCGTCCGCTTCCGCGGCGAAGCCTGGTGCGTCATTATGGTGAATTCCTGCCGTGCGCTGATACGGCCTGAATCGAAACGATCTGTTGCCCTTGTGCGCCCCAATGGAGATGCCGTGGAATTCAAGGCTAATCGGGCCGGCATCAGCATCAGCCCATTTAGCGAACTGGAGCGAATATGACACGATTCGAATTGCTTGCACAAGAAGCCGTGGACCTTGCCGAATCAAAACGCACCTTCCCTCGCTGCTATTTCAGCGCCTCCACCCAGGTACCAGGCACAGGGAAATGGGCGCGCTACACCGCAGAAGAACACCGCTACCATTTTATGACCGTTCCATGCATTTTGTACGACGCTGAGATCCCACGCATCGTAGCCTGTGTATCAGAATGGACTCCGAACGATGTCGAGTATCACGTCGTCGGCGAGTGTCCGTATCGAGAGTATGAGGACGATGAAGAAAAGGACAAACTCGAACCCGATGAGATTGATGCAGCAAAGCGATGGACGGACAGGCATCGTGAGGACAGCGGATGATCACGGCCTCCTGCACATTCGACCCGGTGACGCATGAGTACACGATCAACGGCCATCGTGTCCCCAGCGTGACTGAGGTGCTCCGCGATCTGTTCCCTCGATTTCGCGCCTCCGACTGGTATCTCCAGCGTGGCAGAGCAGTCCACGCCTGCGCCGCGCTGGTCGCTCGCGGGGTGCCCTTCGAGCACGATCCCCGGATTGCGGGCCAGGTCGAAGCCGTGAAGAGATTCTTCTCCGAGGTCAAGCCGGAGCCGATTGCCATCGAGGAGCCGATCTATAGCGAGAAATACCACTACGCCGGGACTCCTGATCTTGTGGCACGCATCGACGGTCGCCGCGTCGTGGTCGATTACAAGAGTCACCAGGACCCGTGCACCGTCTATCAGTGCGCGGCGTATGCGCTCGCGAGGGGAGACGTGACCTACGGTTGTTGCGTCGCACTCTACGAGGACGGCACCTACGCCATATCGCAGTTGTGGAACTTGAGGCCCTACATGCAGGAATGGCTGGCCCTACTCACAACCTATCGGGTGCGTGAGCGGCTTGGCTATGTCACGAAAAAGGAGGAAGGCAATGGCACCTATGGAAAGCCTTGAATCGCTCGGAGATACGGCAATGGGCCAGTTACGAACCATCTTGTCGCGCACTGGAACCACACGCTCCGATGAGGAAATAGATCACCTTGAGGCGGACAGGGTGCTCTGCGATCTGCTCCAGGTGCTTGGCTACGAGCATGTCGTGCAGCTGTACCGCCGCATCCCGAAGTCATACTAAAGGAGGATCAAATGGCCGCCAATGAAAGCTCTGTCGAGATCATGCGAAAGCAACTCTCGCCAGTGCTCCAGCGGGCGAAATCGCTCGTGATCAGGACCGCAACGGATCGAGGAGACGCCAAAGTCTTTCTGGTCAACGTGAAGAAAGCCCAGGAGCAGGTCCACATGCGCTTTGATCCGACCGTGGACAAAGCGCACAAGGCGTGGAAGGAGGCCGTGGCGCTGCGAGCGTCGTTTCTGAAACCGCTCGAGGAGGCAGAAACCCACGTGAAGCGCCTCATTGCCTCTTGGGATCAGGAACAGGAGCGCCTTCGCCTCGAGGAGGAGCGCCGCCTTCAAGCGCTCGCCGATGAGGCGGCACGGAAAGAACGAGAGCGGCTTGAGCGAGAAGCTGCCAGGATCAAAACACCGGAGCGCCGCGAGGCGAAGCTGGAGCAAGCCGCCAGCATCGTCGCGCCCGTGATCACGATCTCGGCGCCAGAGAAACCCAAAGGCGAAGCGACGCGGAAACTGTGGCGAGCACGGCTCACCGACAAGGCGGTGCTGATTGCAGCAGCGGCCCAGGGCAACGAGCTTGCGGCCACCTGTCTCAGCTTTGACCAAACGGCCGCGAACAAAATGGCGTCTGCGACCAAGGGCTCCGTGCCGATCCCAGGAGTGGAATTCTATTGCGAGACCGTGCTGGCGGTCTCGCGGTATGAGAATGGAGGGGAATAATGAACAGTCGAGCGAAGTCAGATAGCTCGCAGGTCCTCGCGAAAACGCTGAAAGACAATCTTCCGGCGCTCAAGCGCCTCGCGCCGAAGTATCTGAACCTGTCTAGACTAATGTCGCTGGCCCTAGAGGCGCGTCAACGGAACCCGCTGCTCGCCGAATGTAGCATCGAGTCTGTGGTAGAGTTTTGCAAACGATGCTGCGAGTGGGGCACAGATCGGGTCGGTGCAGGAGGGGCCTGGCCGGTTCCATTCTGGAACAACAAGACGAAACGATATGAGATGCAAGCCATCCCCGACTGGAGGTTGCTGATCGAGAAGGCCAAGAAGGCCAAGGCCATTCTCCATGCCATGCCTGACATTGTGCGAGAGGGCGACAAATTTTCACAGACGAGAGGCATGAACCCGAGCCTCGTGCATGAGCCTATTCTTGGCTCATCGGCTCCGGTGATTGCGGCGTACTGTGTGTACACGCTGCCGCATGGCGACAAGGATTTCGTTGTGATGAGCCGAGCTGAACTTGATGCCATCCGCAACCGCTCGAAGGCATGGCAAGCGTACCTCAAGGATCCGTCAAAACTGTGCCCCTGGAACACAGACCCATGGGAAATGTACAAAAAGACGGTGGTCAAACGAGCCATGAAACTCTTCGAGGGCGCCTCAGTCGAGCTAACCCTCCTGCTCGATGCCGATCACCGCGTGATGGGCTTTGACGATGAGGCCGAGCTTGAACCCATTGCCATGCCCACTCCGATTGAACAGTCTGAGGTACCTGCCGAGAAGCCATCCGAGGCGCCGGAAACGCCTACGCCTCAACAGACTGAGACTACACCGCCCTTGCGCCAGCCAGTTATACCTGTCGGTGAATGCATTACTGATCCCCAGCGCAAGAGATTATGGGCAATTTGTAAGACTCAGCACGTGGACGAAGAGGCGCTTCGCATGCATCTTTTCGAGCGGTATGGTTTCAAGAGCACGAAAGAGATCACGAAAGACGCGTACGACGAGATCGTTTCGTGGGCCTCACGAGGCGGTCAGGATGAGCCAAAGTAATGGGAATAACCAATGGCATTGTTGGCGCTGTGGTGAGGCGCTTACCGATGGGCTGCTCCCCTACTGTCTCTGCGTCCTCTGCGTGGACGACGTGAGCGAAGATGATTTGCAATGGCTCACTGATGAGACCAACCAGCCCGGCAAGGCGTCATGGGAGATGGAGCCAAAGTATCCTGGCTTGCGGCGAAGGAGGTCATAACAGCAATGAGCGTTGGAACCGCGAAAACGGTTGAAATGTGTGGGCGCAGGATCAAGCTCGGCGATCGCCTAAGAGTGCGCTATACAAGTGGCGAGCGCATGAAAGGTTCAATCATTGAGGGCGCTGTTGTCAAACTGTGGGATGAGCACCATCCGCCAGGGCATTTTAAGCAAGGCCTCCTTTCATGCGGCTGGGCCTTTCACGATTGGGACGAAATTGTGTCCATAACGAGTCGGGAGGTAGTGTAAGTGGAGCACGAGCGGCGTGGGCCGCTTAGTCGGGGAACCTACCGAGAAAGACGCCAGCGGAAATTCGGCTGGTGGAGCGACGCGAAATCCTCGGCCCGTACCCGCCTCCCGGCCAGCTATGTCAAAACACAGAGGATCGGTTTGAAAGGCGAAAGCTCCCGAGCGGACCACGTTGGGCGACACCGGCCTCAGACGGTTAAAAGTGGAACGCCAGGGTCCCGCCGCTGCACGGATGGTGTCTAGGCGTGCAGCATATCTCTCAAAGGATGAACTCGGATGAACGCGATCAAGGCGATGCTGCATCGAGCGTTTGAGGCCTACCTGGAGACTCACGCGGTATGGCTCGCAGCGATGTTCCTCATAGGCATACTTGCTGGGATTGAGCTCTGCGACCATGCTCGTCGGACGATCCCGTGTCGCCAACCCACGTATTACGCCTATGCCCGTCATCGAGGAGGTCGCCCATGCTGGTTCGGCTTATTGCCTTCATGTGGTTCTGCGGAGACCATGAATGTGATTGCTGGCAACCGATGATTGAGCAGGTCGTCGGGGAGTATGGCGACATTGACAATCTCCCCAAAGTGACGCGGATTTGGGAAGGACCATTCCATTCTTTTCCATACCAAGAAGAGTGGGACGAGATGGTCAGCGCCTTGCAAGAAGCGTGCAAGCGACTCGAAATTCCGCTGGACCAGGACGAGCTTTATGGGGAGCGGACCCTGCCTGAAGAGCTACGAGTTGAGGCACATACACAGGGATGAGGAGAGTAGAATGCTGACGCGCTCCGCAAAGGCCAAGGGGAGGAGGCTCCAGAACCAGGTTGCCCGCGATCTGGCCCGCGTGACGGGGCTGCGCTACGGGCGCCCAGACGACGATTCGGCAGATCTCCGAGGCCGGCCGATGGGCATGTCCGGGCCCGACATCGTCCGGTCAGAACGGGCGCTGGAGCGCGTCCCGTTCTATATCGAATGCCGGGCTCGGGAGTCTTGGGGCTTCGGCCCTCGCACACTCGATAGCGGGACGTCGCCGCTGGTGACGTGGTTCGTCGAGACGGCCAATGCGGCGTTCTGGTGGAACGAGGCGCGGCCCGACCTCAACGTGCCGCTGTTGATCGTGACGAGGAACCACTATCCTGTGGTTGCCGTCACTGGTTCCTCACACATCGACCGTGAGTGCGTCCGTCTCGTCCTGCCCCTTCCCGAATCCGACCGCGCCTTCTGTGGGGAGCAGGCGGTGTGTGTTGTGCTGTGGACTCGCTTGCTCCAGATGTGGTACGACAACGCTCTGTGGGAAGCAGGCTCATAGTGGAAGGCCAACACTCAACACTCCACGCGTATCGACAGTTTCTTGTACAGAAGCAGTCTCGTGTGATCCCAGTGTCAGGAAAGGAGATTCATCCATCGCACATCCATCCAATGCTCTTTCCGTTTCAGCGAGATGTGTGCGCGTGGGCAATCCGAAAGGGTCGAGCGGCATGCTTTCTAGATACAGGCTTAGGGAAAACGTTGATCTCGCTAGAATGGGCGAGGCTCATCGGGGAAAATACGCTGATCGTGGCCCCGCTCTCCGTCGCCAGACAGACGGTACGAGAGGCCCAAAAACTTGGTTGTACCGTGCGCTATGTCAGATCGCAGCATGAACTTGATTCGGGACATACGCTCTGGATAACCAATTACGACATGATTGATGCGTTCGACTTTTCAGCGTTTGGAGCGATTGTCCTTGATGAATCCTCAATCTTGAAAGCGCTTGATGGAAAGACCCGAGGAAAGCTGATCGCCGCCTGTCAACGCATTCCTTACCGTCTCGCCTGTACAGCCACACCAGCGCCCAACGACCAGACGGAGATCGGGAATCATGCAGAGTTTCTCGGTATTTGCACGATGTCCGAGATGCTGTCTGAATTTTTCGTCCATGCCAACATTCAACACGACAGAGTCCTAGAGACGGGTCACATCGTGCGGACAAAACTGAGCAACACACGCGGACAAGAGTGGAGACTCAAGCACCATGCCCGCAACGCCTTCTACCGCTGGATGGCCTCGTGGGCCATGAGTCTTCGAAAGCCTAGCGATCTTGGCTACATCGACGACGGCTTCATTTTGCCTCCGCTAATGATCAATCCTGTTTGGGTCTATGTTCCTGTCAAACGGGATGGCGAACTCTTCTTTTCCGGTCTTCGTGGCATTGCTGATCGTCATGCGGTACGTCGCGTGACATTGGCTGAACGGATTCGCGCACTCTCAGAGCTTGTGAAGGGGACCAATGAGCAGTGGATCATTTGGACCGGACTGCAAGTCGAGGCGGATGCCGCCACGTCAGCTCTCACGGACGCTGTCCAAGTCAGGGGATCAGAAAGCCCTGACGAGAAGACCAAAAAGTTCGAAGCATTTCAAGATGGCCATTTTCAGGTCCTCGTCACGAAGCCACGAATCGCTGGATACGGCATGAACTTTCAAAACGCGCACTATGCAGCCTTTCTCGGTCTGAGCGATTCCTGGGAGTCCTACTATCAGTGTATCAGACGGCAGTGGAGATTTGGGCAAACCCATCCCGTCACGTGTTACATTATCTTGTCAACTGCGGAACAGGAAATCTATGAGAACGTCATGCGCAAGGAGCAGACAGCAAGACAGATGACAGACGAACTGATTCGGTCCATCAAGACCTATGAGGAACAAGAACTCGTCGGAAAACACCTGGCAACAATCACACAACCAGTCAACGAAACGGTCAATGGGAACGGATGGACCGCCATGCTCGGCGATGCCTGTGAACGCCTCACGGAATTGGCTGATAATTCTGTAGACCTGTCAATCTATTCGCCGCCTTTCGCCGATCTCTATACCTATTCACCGAGCGAGCGCGATCTTGGCAATAGTCACGGATGGGATGAATTTTTTGCGCACTATGCCTTCATCATCCGAGAAGTCTTGAGAGTCACAAAACCTGGACGGCTTTCGTGCGTGCATACCTCGGATGTGCCGGCAATGAAACTCAAGGACGGGTATATCGGCATGCGAGATTTCCCTGGCGACGTGATCCGTGCCCATGAACGCGAAGGCTGGATTTTTGTTGGACGGGCATTCGTACAAAAAAATCCCCAAGCCCAAGCCATTCGAACAAAAAGTAAAGGCCTGCTTTTTGCCCAGCTTCGTAAAGACAGCACGCACAGCCGCCCAGCGCTCGTTGACCAGGTGCTCTTGTTCAAAAAACCCGGAGAGACCGCCAGTCCCGTCAAACCGGTCGAGAACGGTGAACTGGACAACGAAACATGGATAAAATGGGCACACGGATTATGGGTTGATATCCAAGAATCTGATGTACTCAAATTCACACACGCTAGAGAAGAGGATGATGAGAAGCATATTTGCCCCTTGCAGCTTGGAACAATCGAGCGATGCCTGAAGCTGTACAGTAATCCTGGAGAGGTGGTGCTCACGCCTTTTATGGGCATCGGAAGTGAGGCCTATCAGGCAATACGTTTTGGTCGAAAGGTGATCGGCATCGAACTCAAAGCATCCTATTTCCGAAGTGCTGTTGAGGCGATTCGAGAAGCAGAGCGTGCGTCGTCCTCTGCCCTGCTGCTCTGATACGGTTGACAGCGGCGTTTAATTCTCGTATGGTGATCGTGCATTAACCCTCGCACCAGCGCCCGCTGGGCTGAGCGCGGGTCGCGCCCGCCTCAGTAGGCCACTAGGCCGAGCGGCTGTTTGGGACTGTTCACGGCTCCTGGAGACCGTGTCAGTCCCAAGCAGTTTTCTCCAGGAGCCTCATATGTTCGAAGGCCATTCGGAGGTGTTCCCCCAATGAGCAGATACCGAAATGTCTTGAGTCGAATCTGGGAAGATGACAAGTTTCCATTCCTTTCCCTTGAATCTCGACTGCTCTTTCTCTACCATCTAACCTCTCCTCGAGCGACGCCATTCCTCCTCTATGTTGAAGGGCCTGGAGCCATGGCCGATGCCTTGCGCTTGCCTTCGGCTAGGCTTAGGTCATGCCTTAGCGAAGTCTCACACCAAGGCATGGTTTGGTATGCGGATGATGGCTCGAATTTGCTCTTCCTTCCGAAGGCTTTGACCATCAAAGAAAATGCTCCACAAAGTCCAAATGCTGTCAAAACCTGGCTTGCCCTTCTGAACGATTTGCCAAAAACTCCTTTCTTTTTCAAGTGTTTACATCATTGGTCATGCCTAGCCGAAGCCATACCGCATTCCTTAACCGTTGCCTTCGTCAAGGCATGCACTAAGGCATACCCTATGCCTCCCATACAGGAACAGGAACAGGAACAGGAACAGGAACAGATTAGGACTCCTCCCCCTACCCCCCCCTCTCGGGAGGGGGCCGTCGAGGAGGCCATGCCCTCAAATGGCTGGGGGACCCCTGAAGCCCTCGTCGCGCTCTACAACGCCGAAACGCCCGATGAGCTACCCGCCGTGGTCAAGCTCACCGAGGCACGTCGAAAAAAAGCCAGGCTCTACCTCAGACAGTTCCCCGACCGAGACTTCTGGCTTGCGGTATTCTCGCAAATCTCAGCGTCGCCATTTCTGCGTGGGCTAAGGAATTCCCCAGGCCATCAGAGTTTCAAGGCGACCTTCGACTGGCTACTCACCAAAGGCAAGGACGGAACGGAAAACGTGATCAAGGTGTACGAGGGGAGGTACAGCGATGGCTAGGGCGAAGACGAGAGCCGGCACCACGCATGAGCACGACAGGCAATCACTGTGTCCACACGATGGGTCAACGCTCGATGCCCACGGATTTTGCTGGAGGGCAGGGGGCTACCCGTCACTTCGATGGTATTGGGAGCCAACCGGGAATCGAGGACGAGGAGGCTGGGAGACGGCGGCTACGCGGTGCCCATTTGCCTGCCCAGCCTGCGGAGGGAGGCTGGACTGGGATGGCGGTTGTACGTCGTGCGTCGGGACGGGTCGCACGCCGCCCCGCGACGAGGATCGGGATGCATGGCGGTACCCTGGGGAGTATTATGCGCTCCGAGGCGGCCACTGGAAGGCCCTCACGGGCCCAGAACCGGCACTCACCCATGAGCGCGTCTGCCGGATGATGGAGGAACTGCGCACCGGAGGTATTGGTGAGTCACCCTAGCCATTCCCCAAATAGACCCCAGACCGCACGTAAATGGCCCAAATTTGAATGATCTCATGCAACCCTAGCCCCATTCTACCTGTTCAGGAGAACTGCCCCTAGAACGCGCGTAAACGGCCGAATTTTGAACGACCCCCATAAGACGCGTTAAATTGGGCGTTTTTGGGGCCAGACCTTTTTGTTCCTTGTGTCCCGTATCCAGCGCCGCACTCAGGACAGCAGATACATGCCGGCGTCGGCGAGCCAATCCACGTCCACGATGATCTGCACGTCGCCAGCATAGTCCCTCGCCCGTCCCTGCTCGGTGAGGCGATCCGACAGGAAGCCTATGATCGCCGCCCGATTTCCAGACCTGACCAGCGCAGCCCACTCTCGCCGCAGCTTCTCGGTCCCCCGTCCGAGTCCCAGCCACGCCAGCATGCCTCCTGCGGGCCTTGCGCCCATCACGAGGAGGTCAACCAGATCACAGAGCAGGTCTCGCGGGACAGCGACACCCTGCTCGTAGCTATAAAATGGCGTGAACCCGCGGTCCTGGGTCCGGTCCTGCAGGAACTGCCTGATGCGATGCGCCCGATCCTCAGTGTCAGGCTCACGCATCATGGTCGCCCACTCGGCGAGGCGTTTCGAGGCCTCCCCCGCACGTATCGACTCGACAACCTGGCCCACGGCCTTGATCAGCGCGGCAAGGTCGCCAGGGCCGATCATCATCTCTGGGCCTCATGCCCTATCGCCGGATTCGGAATCCGATTGGGAATGGGGACGTGATGGGCACACGCCACCAATGCCACCGCGAGCACCAGCGGCCAGATTCGTTTGATGTGCATTGTCGCTCCTAACTTGGCGTGCGGTCCTTGGCGAAGTAGGCGAAGATCGCCAAGGCGAGCGTTCCTGCCGCGTCGAGAATGGTCCCAAGATCGGGAAAAACCGTCTTGAGCCACGGCAGGAGCGCCGCCAGCAACCCGGCCACGGTTGTCTTCCAATCCTTCATTGTGTCACCCCCTTCCTCTTCGAGCGTATCCGTCTTCGCTGTTCCACGAATATAGGAAGCAGCGAGAGACCGAGACGCCTTCTTCCAACGCAATATCCCACTGCCTCTCTCGATCCGTTTCCGTAATCCAGAACCTCACGTCGTCTGAGAACGACGCCCGGATTCGTCGATACTGATGACGCAACTCATACAGGTTCTTCTCGTACATGTGGAGAGACACGATATCCACATGCGCCAGTCCGAGCGAGAGGCACTCCACGTACCAATCCAGCGCGGGAGACGGCCGCCCATCGATGTCCCCCACGACGATAGGCACATCCGGCACCAGGGACTTGGCGTGAGCCGCGAGTTCGTTGTGCCATGGCACAAAATACTTCGGCTCAAAGCGCCGCCTGTTAGAACCTGCCACGAGCCACTGCTCATTGGCGATCTGGACACCTATGAGCGCGGGCCGTAGGGCCTTGAGGATGATGGTCATTCTGGCCTTCGTGCGTTCGGCGTTCACGTCCAGCTCATGAGCGCCGTTCGCAAGAATGGGTAACACACCCCATTCGCGGCTCACGATCACCGAGGCCCACGAGAGCATGAGGTCCAGAGGCCAGTCTTCTCCGAAGGGCAGGCGAATCTCCTGGCGATAGCCCGCAAGCTCGATTTCGGTGAGATAGCGATCCAGCCATTGAGCGGACAGCAGGCCAGGATTGCGGCTGTCAGCGGCCCCGACGTTCATCCCATAGGCTCGCAGAGAAAACCGCTTCGTACCCTTCTGCAACCGTCCGCTAAGAACTTTTCCGATAGCGCTCATCTCCCCATCGGGCCGCCGGCGCCGTCTCCAGCCACATAGGATTGCTGATGCGGGCAGACCGCTTCATAGTTTGGGTTATTGGCATCTAGGCAATTGCCGCGTTCTCCTGACGTTGCAATATGCTCCCATAGTGCGCACCACTCGCAGATTCGGAACCTCACCGTCGCTCCTCTTGTTATACCTCCTTGATCGTGAGCCACGGAAGCCTCACACAGGACTTCACAATGAGCGTGCTGTCCGAGAAGAGCGGCCTATCCTCCACAGGCTGTCCACTCACCCTCACGTCGCTCGGGATGTCATAGCGCATCATGGAAGAGAGAATCAGAAGGCACCCGTAGTCTCTCTCGGCGTCTGTTAAGCCGTGCCTATCCTTGAACATAGATGCTAGCCTCGATAGGAAAGCGTTCCTATGAAGTAGATCACCGCAAAGAATAGGATCAGGCCGCCGACGATCAACCCGAGCACAAATTTCCACATGGTGTATTCCTGTCAGCGGGCTGCCGTTCGCATTTTCATGGTCGCCGCATTCAGGGCTTCGCGCAGCTCTTCGACGCGGACAGCGAACGCGTTCAACACGCTGCCGGCGTCGTTGTGGAACACGATCATCCCGACCACGTGGCCTGCCGCATTCAGGACGGGCGCCCCGGAGCAGCCGGCATGAATCCCTCCCAGCCACGGATTCACGAACAATGTCGGTCTGGTCGCAGCGCCAGGCACTGACTCCACAGTATCGAGATAGCGCCCGACAGACCATTCGTCAGCGAGCATACCGCCTCGGCACACCCACCACACCAGATCACCAGGCGACGGTCCTCGCGTCGCCAGGACGAGTGGGCGGAGCGGTCCCCGATCCCGAAAGGCGGTGTGGCGGTACACCGCCACATCCGCGTCACGGTTCCAGATCAGTTCAGGCAACGGTGGGTATCCCGCTGTCCAGATTTCTCCGGTCAGGCAAGGCTTGACCTGGCAATCTGGGTCGTTCGGGGCGTGGTCGCCGACCACGTGCGCCGCCGTGACAATCGCCCCGGCCACCGCAAAGCCCGTGGCCGCTTGTTTCCTCACCCGAGACTGACCCTCCGGTGCCGGGCGAGCCGGATCGTGAATGACCACACGCACCGCGACCACGCTCTTGAACGCGGTCTTGACCGCCGCTGGGGGTTCGATCCAGGCAGGAATGCGGCCCGGTTGCTCACGCAGGGCGGCGCAACCGACCAGCACGAGCAACGCCATCGCGGTCAGGCACGATTTCCGCATGATGCCTCCTTCCTGTTTCTGGTCACATCCCGGCATCGACGACCCGACAGGCGACGTCAGTGCTCACATGCAGCACCACATTTGGCCCGACGACGACCGACGGCCCTCCACACCGCCAGGGGCCTACCGACCACACCTCGGGCTTCGCCATGGCGCTGTAGGCCGTAATCTGGCCCCAGTCGCCACGTGGCGGGGCGGAGAATAGCACGGCCAGGAACACCGCTTGGTTCAGCGGATGCGGAACGCCCTGGCGCCATCGGGCCATCGCGAGGTCCACGACACAGCGCGAGCACAGCATCCACTGGTTGACCATTGACGCGACGAACTCCTGGGGGTTGTCGCGGAAGAAGCAACGAGGGAACATGCTGCGGAGGTAGTGCGAGGGGTCACACCCCGCCTCCGCGATCAGCGCCTCGGCCCACGGCCCATAGCCACGATTGGGGATAGGCACGACCGGATCGTCGGGATGGCGACGCAGAAACCCGTGCGCGAACAGCGCGATCTGGTGCCCCAGTTCGTGCGCGGCGACAATGGCGAATTGCGAGGCGACCGGATGGGGCCCAGGCAGATCATCAGGAAACTCCCCTCGGACCACGAGCCCCTCCCCACCAGAGAGGATATTGATGGCGCAGGGAATGACCATCGTGGGCGCCGGGACGCCGGGAGGTCCGTCAAGCGTGATGCGCGGACAGATCGTTTCGGACAGGACCGGGAGTGACGCCGGTTGATCGACCGTGATACTCCGCAGATGGGGGTACAGTCCGGGCGGCATACTCGTCAGGAGCGCGGTCAGCTCACTACGATTGGCGTCCGTCAGCGCAGTGCCGTTGACGAGCGAGAGGGCCAGCGCCAGGAGGAGGGCATCAAGACGCATGGGGCCCCTCGACGATGGGTCGGCCGCGATGCACCCAGCGAACGATGCCGAAGCGTTCGCGTAACGCCGTGATGGCCAGAGGATCGCCACGTCGGGCCCGATCAAAAAGCCGACGCCGATAGACATGCTCTTCGACTTCATCGAGGGGAACGAATCCGGGCATGTCGAATCGGGGCCGGCCTGATCGCCGCTGAGACCGCCAGGCGATCCAGGCGTGCACGCTCATATCGTCCACGGCGAGGGTCAGACGACGCCCACCACGCTCACGCCGTCGGAGCGGCGTCACGAGTCCTGACAAGATCGCCCCGCGGACGGCTCTCGGGGATACTCCGGCCAAGGCTGCGGCTTCCGCAATCGTCATGATCCGTCCTCCATCTCTTGGGCGAGTTCCTCTGCACGCTGTCCGACCTGGGTCGCCCACCGACTCCGCCGCATCTCGCTGGCCGCCGCCGCGTAGTCGCCTTTGGCGACGGCGTCGAAGAAGCGCACGAACGTCGCCAAACGGCGCGGCCCCAGGTTGAACGCCATGTTGACGAGCACCGCTTTCCGGCGGTCCGAGAGCCGCTCGAAGACCGCCTCGGTCGCCACGATGGTCGCGGTGGTAATGGCCCGTTCGAGGTCAGCCTCGAACAGCACACCGATCTCGTCGGGCGACAGGCCCACATCCGTGAGGTTCCGACCGACACCGATGGTGATTTTCCCCTCCGTATCGAGGTAGGGAAAGCGCCGCACGCCCTCATGACGGAAGAGCTGCTCCGTCACGAGCGTGCGCCAGCCGCCTTGCGCTCTTCTGTCGGTTGACTCTCTCCGTCCCATAGCCATCCGCATGCGCACCGCAGCACGATTGCCGGGTCGCGCTTTCTGAGGGGGCGCCGGCACTGCGGACAGTATCGCACCCAGACCACGCCGCTCATCCGAACCGTCGCGCCAGCCAGGACAAGACCAACACCAGGATCGGCACGACCGCGCTGAGCAGCCAGATCGCGCCGCGCATCTGATTGATCGCCGCGTCGTGGTCATTGACGAGGCGATGCAGGCGCTCGATGGACTCCTGGATCGCTTCGAGACGTGCCAGGATCATCCCGACCTCGCGATTCGTCAGCGGTGCGTCGCTCATGGCGCAATCCCAAGCCGCCGGAGGCGTTCCGCTTCAGGACTCTGAAGGAACAGCGGCCGCATCGTCGGCGGCAATGATTTCAAAAACAGCTCGAACTGGGTCCCTGGACTGAGCGTCGGGAACGCTTCGGTACGCGCTGTCCGTCGCAACCCTTCGAGCGCCGTCGCCATGACAGCGCGTTGTCGCTCCGGCGGCATGGCGACGTAGGACGGTCGCGCGATCAAGGGAGCTAACGTGCGCTCCACCAGGGGGCCCATCGCCGCGGCGATGGCATTGTCGGCCTCTGGGTTGCCGGTCGTCGGGAGGATGTCGCGGCTCGCCAGCCCGAGGCGGTCGAGTTCCGCACCAATGGCCGTCTTGGTCTGGATCGGGATGCCCGTGAGTTGCCGAAGGATGCCGAACTCCCGCGTCGGTGGAGCGGCTTCCGTCGGGACGTGGCGCTCCGGGAGCGTTTGGCGCAGCCCTGGGATCATTTCTTTGATTGGCCCAAGAAATGGCTCATGGCGTCGGCTGCGCTGCACCGCCTCCTCCGGGACGAAGGAAGACAGCACGTCCGTCAGGGTGCGCAATGGAGTGAGGAAGGAGGCCGCGACCTCGCCCGCAAAGGCCCCGAGCGCGCGGCGGCCCCCCTTCCCCTCTACACCTTGCGTGATGCCGTTGAGCACATCCAAGACCTGATCGAGCAAGAACATGCCTGCCCCCGCCCGGAGATTGACGCTGGCGAGACCCTTGGCGACTTCAGACCAGTTCACGGTCTCCAGTTCACCACGCCGCGCCTTGCGGATCAGCCAGCCCACGACGAGATGCGGCGTGAACGGGTTGAACGGGCGCATGTCGATGCTTTTGTCGCCGACTTTCAATTCATAGGGCTTATCGCCGCCGTATTCCGATTCCTGCACCAACCAGCCAGTGAGGAACAGCGTGGTCCCGATGCTCGCCTTTGCAAGGGTCCGCGTGTCCCCTGCGGCGATCTTGGCCCGCTCCTCTGCGGAGAGCAGGCGGGAGAGAACCAGGGGGCTGTGCTCGAACTGGAATTTCGTCGCCTGCGCGAGGAACCGCGGGAAGGGGATGGCGAGGTCCGCGAACGGGATTTTACGAAAGAAATTCACGAACGCCTTGCCCGCTTCGCTCACGGGCTCATTCGCAAAGGTGACGTCGAGCGCATGGGTGACGGCCTCGCGGATGTCCGAAATCGGCACGGACCTTGGGTCGATCTGTTCGAGCGGCGTCGTGATGCCCCTCGCCCGCAGTCGCTCCTCCAGTTTGGCGAGAAATCCAATGTCGCGGAAATACATCTCTTGCAGCCGGTTCGGGGCATTCACAATATCGAGCGCACGTTCGATCCCGCCGAGCACCTTGCCCAGGCCACGGACGACGGGCGAGGCCTGATCGGGGATGTCCACGTCGGAAAAATAGGTACCCTCCAGGCGCCGACGCTGGCTCGGAAGGGCCTCCAAAATTCGCTTCGCCAACTCTCGGTTGGCCCTTGGTGAGGCGACCAGCTCGAAATACTGTGTCGCGGCCTCGACCGGCCCAAGTTCACCGGGTTTCGCCACGCCGCGGACCCGTCGAATCATCGATTCAAGGCTGGAGACGGCGGACTCAATGACGAGTCGCCCCGCCTGCGTCTCGAAGTTCCGTACAGCCGTCGCCAATTGGCCGATCATCGCTCGACGCCGGATACTGGCGACGCGCTCGAGTGCTGACAAGACTCGCGCCGCCGCGGGCGACGTTGACTCGGTTTGCTCCAGCCGCCGAACGATCTGCGACAAGACGTTCAAACCCTTGCCGTATTCCGAGCCAGCCTCGTAGAAACTATCAAGGAAGAGTTCCTTGTCGATGTTGGCTTTATCGAGGTAGGAGATGAAACGATCAAGGAGTTGTGGTTGATTGCTGAGGTGGGTTGTGAGCTGTTCGAGGATGCGGCCTTTCGAGCGGTCGAAGGGCAACTTGTTTTCCATCATGAATTGCGCGGCCGTGTTGGCCGTTTCCGTGAAGACCTGCGCGGACAGGCGCGGCTCAGTCAGGACCGGCTCTGAACCCTCCGCCTCGGCGATCCGCACGGCGGCACGGATCGGCCCGGATTCGGGCCCGAGGTCGGCCGTTGCGCTTTCCCTGGGAGGCGGCGAAGGCGGCTCCGCAGGGGGGGTGGCGCTCGCCGTCGGCTCGCCCTGGCCGACGAGGCCTCGGCGCTTGGCCTCCCGGAGTACGGTCTTCACGCCTCCTGGGCCACGTCGCCAACCCAAGACGATGGTGGCCGGATCGTCTGCCAGTTCTGGGGCCACGCTCCGAATTGCCTCTTGGATTTCTCGCTTCTGCGCAAGGAAGGCGACCTGCTCCTGCTTGGGTGTCGGGTTGTCTGGGAGACCGCGCCGCTCCCGCGTCTCCGGCGACCACTGCAGGAGCCCCGCATCTCCTGCCTTGCCTTCGCCTACGGGACGGCCTTTCACGAATTGACCGGGTTTGGCCCCAGGGTTTTCGACGCTGACGATCAGATTGAACAGCCGTTGATCGGCCGGATCGGAGAAGGTCAATCGGAATCGCCCGGCGTAGTTGGTCACGCCCTTGGATAGACCTTCGAGCACCTTCGCCGTCCGCTCTCGGTCGGTGCGGTTGCGGAGCAGTGGCAACCACGCAGGCGCCGTAACCTCCGTCGGCTCGGGCGCAGGTGGTCGCTGCTGGGGCTGGCGCGGTTGACGTCGGGCGGCCTCCGCTGACTGAGTGGTCACTGGGCCTGGCGCGACAGGCGCGCCTTCGGCGGGTGGCGACGCCGGAGCCACGGGCGATCCCGACGCGGCTGCCTCGCGAGCGGCGAGTTCATCGACCGCTGCCGCGAACGCTTCGTAGTCTGCGCTCTTCTCCCGTGCGAGCTGCTCCTCGACGGCCTGCCGGATCGCCAGATACAGCTTGTTGCTGCGGTCTTTGTCAATTGCCTCGACGATCTCCTTGGGCCCGACCTTCGGAAGGTCTCGAAGCTCTGGGAACTCCTCGGAGAGTTGTTCTCTGATGCTCTTGGCCTTCCCGACAACGATGGTCTGGCCTTCTTCGGTCTTCCCGAATTGCTTTCCCGTCGGAAGTGCAGTACGTGCGTCCTCGACCTGGGTTCGGAGGGCGCGCATGCGCTCGGCGATTTCGCTTGCTGTCGGCGTCGTGGGTGCCGTGAGCGATGCCGAGGTCTCCGGCGCCTCGGCTGGCAACGACGTCCCCGTGACCCGTGGCGGAACTGGTGGCTCGGCAGGAGGCGCGGTGACGCGCGGCTGCGCGGCCGCGATGGTCTCTGGCGTGAGGTCCCGAGGGCCTCCCGTGGAAGCCACCGATACGTCAGGTGGCGGGGTGGGAACCTGCGTTGGTTCTGGGATTGGGGCCGCGGGCGGCCGCTCTGGGACCGCGAGTTCCGGTGGCGGGGCGCCACGTGGCCCTCGTGACGCGGCCGCCTCGCGTGCAATCGCAGCGGCCGTCTGCTCGGCCCGGACGATCTCCTCTGGCGTACGTCCGATGCCGATCCGACTGAGGAGATCGGCCAGACGGGTTCCTCCCGTCGGGATGAACGGCAAGGCCACGCCAGCCGCGAGTTCGCCGACGCCGGCTGCAAGGCGAGACGCCTCCGGTGTCAGGCCCACACCTCGGGCTGCCGTCTCGATACCAGCTCCAATGGGTGCAAAGATCGGCTCAAAGGGCGTGGCGGCCGCCCCCAGCACCGAGAGGGCTTTCTCTGCGATGCCGCGGCCTGGAATCTCCGTAGGTCTGAGTGTCGCCAGCGCACGCGCCACGTCGAGGAATCGCTGTCCAGACTCCTCGAGGCGTTCGCCGACGCGCTGGCCGAAGAACTGCAAGGGAGACAGGTCGGGGCGGGGAACCGCCCCACTCAGCGGCCCGATGTCCGCCGGCGTGGGCACATCCTCTGGACCGATGGAGATACCCTCGGCTGTAAAGGGTAGAGGCGGCAAGATGCGAGGCAACGCGCCGATGCCCTCAGCGATGGCCTGCCCTGCACGACTGAGCAATCCGGGAGCTGGCGGCGGCTGCGGCAACGACCGTTGCGGAAACGTCTGATCGAGAACGTCCGTGATGTCGCGCAGCATCCCCTCGTCTGGTGGAACGGACGGGGCGGCCGCCTTCGGCTCCGGTGCCGGTGGAGGGGGCGGTGACGGGCGAAACCGCTCCCCGAAGGTCCGCCCGAGCACCTCTCGGATGTCGTCGATGGCGTTCGCCATCAGCGCGGCTCCGGGCCGAACACGCGACGCAACTCCGCTTCCAGTTCCGCGGACACCGCCCGCGCCTGATCAGGGGGCAGTTTCGCAGGGTCGATGCCGCGGACCTTCAACCAGCGAGTCGTGTACTCCTGGATCGCCTGTTTTCGATCTGCCGGTGGTGGTCGCAGCACGTCTTGGGGCGGCCGCCCCAGGGCCTCGTCGACGAGCGCCCTGCCCTGCTGGATCATCGCATCTGACACGATGCGCACGCGCTCGGCCTCTTCGCCCGTGAGGGGGTTGATGACGGTGCCGAGCGGAGTCATGCCGCCCGTGAGTGCCCGCTTGGCCTCGATGCCCTGCTTCATCAAGTCGATGCCGCGTTGCAGCTTGTCTTGCGGGCCGACGCCTTTTTCCTCGACGAATGCCTTCCGGCCCTCTGGCGTCGTGGCGAGACGTGCGGCCTCAAGCGCAAGCACCTGCTCCCGTGTCTTCGGGGCCTCAAACGTGGCTTCAAGGTCTTTGCCCGTCACCCTGAACTGCGGGATGGTTCCTCCAAGCGCAGGCTCGATGCCCTTCAGGCGCTCGGCAAAGCCTTTAGCCTGCTCCTGCGCCTGGAACAACGCTGTCCCGGGAAGTGCGCCTTCGGCGCGGAACTGCAGCAACACGTCCGGTTTGGAAATCGCCTGGACCAGCTCCGGCGACTCCGAGACGGCAGCCAGCAGATCGGCAAGGCGTCGCTGCGGGACCTGCCTGATGGGCGCGCCTTCTGGAGTCGTGGGAATCGTCGTCTGCAGAAGCGGCCTCGACCCCGGGAGCGAGAAGGTGCCTGCAGGGAGCGCCGTTTCCCCAAGTGGAAGCGGCTCCGTGAGCGGCGCCGGTGGCACGGGCGTCGGTGGTTGCTCCACGAGCCGCGGATCGAGGAGCGACTGGAGTCGCCGACCCGCCATCGCCCTGACCGTCGGGCCTCCGAGGACTTCACGCAGCTCTTGGGGTTTGGCGACGGTGCCGCCAGCGAGGAGCAAGGTTCCGAGCCGTGTCGCAGCCCGCTCTCTGATCGCCTCTCTCGCCGCGTCGTCCGGTGCTGAGTCGATGGCCGCCTGGGTCCGCGCCAGAAAGTCTGCGAGCGCCCGTTTGCGCGCCGCCTCCTCGCGCTTCTGCCGGATGGCCTCCATGACGAGGAGGGTATTCGGGATCGATGAGATGATCTCGCCGAGCCTGGAGATCGCTGGGCCCACATCGCCGAATTCTGCCATCGATCTGCCCCCTCGTTAGGTAAACGCGAACAACCACGCAGGATTGAACGCAGTCGTCCCGGCTGCCGTAGCCCCCGCGGCTGTTCCGCCGAGTAGCCCCGCCAAGCTCGCTGTTTGAAGCCCCCGCAGACCAAGACCGAGGATGTCCAATCCGGTAGCGAGGCCGCTGGGAGACGCAGTGGTCGTCTGAATCTGCCCAAGCGGCTTGAGCGCCTGCGCGCCCTGGAGGAGCGTGGCGAGGTCCTGTCCAGTCAGACCCGCCAGAAGCGCCAGCTCTTGGAGTCGGCGTCCCTGCTCGCTCTGCACGATCTGTGAGGCGAGCCGGGCCTGGTCGAGCTGCCGACCCGTGAGGAGGTCAAGAACGCCCAGCTGGAGTGCCTGCTGCCGAAGCGCGTTCTCCGCCTGCGCTCGTGCCGTCTCAAGGGCGAGCTGGGCCTGCGCAAGCGACAACTGACCGAGCTGCACGCGAGACTGGAGGTCGAGTTCCAGCCGCCGCAAGTCCTGTTCCATTTGGAGCTGTTGCTGGCGGAGCGTCAGGTCCGCTCGCTGTGTCTCCGCTTGAGTCCGTGCGGCCGCGACGCGAAAGGCCAGGTCAGCCTCGCCGAGCGACAGTTGACCGCGATTCACCGCGTCCTGCAACTGAGCACGATAGACCTCGAGTTTCTGGGCATCCTGGAGTTGCCGCTGTCTGGCGAGTTGCTCCAGACCTGCCGCCTGGGCACCCAATACGATCTGTCCCGCCTCGCGCTGGGTCTGTCCAGCGAGCCGTTGCAGGTTCTCCAGAAACGGGCCACTGACGGCGCCCTCGGCACTTACCTGGCCGGAGGCGACGGCCGCCTGCTGGAGTCCTGGGACGAATTGTTCTTGGATTTGGCGGGACAGCTCGTTGACGCCTTGCTGCTGCACCGCTTGGACGAACTGCTCGATGAGCGCACGAAACGCTGGGTCCACGTCTCCACCGAGTTGCGGTGGCTGAGGCGGAGGCGGCACCGATACCGATGGTTGTGGAATGGAGATGGGTGGAAGCGTCAGCGGCGGCAGCGGCGTCGGCGGCGGCAACGCCGGAAGCGTTGGGACGACGTTCGGAGGCGTCGGAAAGGATGCCGGCGTGCCGAGCGGCGGCAAGCTACTGCCGAGCATGACAGCGGGTGACGTGACCGCAGCGGCCTGTTGTGTGCTTGTGGTCCTTGGCACGGAGGCGAGGGACAGCGAGTCAGGTGGGATGCCAGCGAGCGTCACTGTGGAGCTTGTCGGCGACGTGCTGGGCGGCGGAGGCAGCCCAAGGTGTGGAACATCTGGCGTCGGCGACGTGCTGGGCTGGGGCGCAAGGCTGGTCACGGTCTGTGGTGGCGTCGTATAGGGGGCCGGTACGCCTCCTTCGGTCGTCGGCACAGGAACAGCGGAGTATTGAGTCACGGGAGCGCCAACGAACGCCAGCAGGGAAGCTGGGGCAGTGGAAGTCCCAGTCGGTGTCCGGGAGTAGCCCGCGGCGAGCGCCCGTTGTTCCTCGAGCGTTCCCTCGTTCACGAGCAGCGTGTCACCACCAGGGCCATACAGCGTGATCGTGGCCATCTCTCACCTCCCTGCCAGCTAGATACCCGCCAAGAATGTGCCTGGCGGCTTGCCGACGAAGATCGTGCCAGAACCAGCCGGGTCCAAGAACGTCTCCATCGTTGGAGGGATCGTACTGCCAGGCGGCGGCGTCGTCGCGCTCGGGGGTCGCTCGGCCTCACGGCGACGCGCGAGCCGTCTTAGCAGATCGTCGAGCAAGACTTCGGAGACCTGTTTCGCGAGATCGGTCTGTGATCTCACTTCGCGTTCTGGCACGGGCGATCCTGCGACATCCGTCGCGAACGACGCGAAGGGTGCCAGTGCTGCCTCTCGGCTTCGCGGCACGACCCCAGGGCCTATGAGCTGCTCCGTCAACCGCTCAGCGGCTCGTTGCTCCGCGGCGGCTTGCGGAATGAACAGGCTCACGATCCCCGCCAACCTCGGATCGAGTGCCGCGGGTTCGTGCAGCCGACTCAGACGCTCCAAGAACATCGATTGGGCAAGCGGCGCTAGGAGTTGCTCTGGCCCAGTGGCGACCCGTTCGGCGAGCAACTGCCGTACTCGGATTTCCTCGGGAGTCATTGGCGTCGGTTCTTGGATGACTCGCTGTTCACTGTCTTTGCCCATCATCGCCTCCAAATCGCTTCCACAACAAGACATAGCGAGCCTGGTTCTCGACGACACCGGCAAAACTGCGATGAAATGCCCTGATGCGGGTTTCGTCCTCGCGGGCGATGGCTGAGACCGCCTGCAATCCCTTCGAGCGCAACACCGCCAGCGCGGCATATACCAACTCGCGCCCAAGGCCCCGGCTCTCGTCTCCAGGGGCGCGGACCACCCAGTCGATGGTGCCGTAGCCCCATGGCCCCCATGTCAGCGAGATGGCGGCCTGTGGCCGCATGTCGCGTTCGGCTATGAGGATCAAGGGGTTCTCGACGACCAGCCAGGGCGGCACAACGGCGCGCCCGACCGCCCATTCCTGGATCAGCGAACGGTCGTCAGGCCTCGCCCACCGGATCGTCACTGGCCGCTTCCAGCGCATCAGGCGCCTCCTCCTCCGGCCACCGGGAGGTCCCGCGAGGTCGTTGGACCATCTGAATGTGTCCACCAGCCGCGATGAATCGCTCTATGGCCGGGTTGGTCACTGCGAGCACACGATGATGGGTCCGTCCCTGCAGGCGAAGAGCCACCCGTAATGGCGGCGGTGCACTCTCTTCCGCATCACCCAGCGGCATCGTCACGACCTGATCCCCAGGCTCCACAGGCAGCAGAAACGGACAAGGACGATTAGGGTCGCGCCAGACCCACCAGGCGACCGGTCTGCCTCCGCGATAGATCACGCACCGCATTCGGTACGAGCGTTCCATGTCAGTAGAATTGCACCGTCACTTCCGGATTCACGAGCGTCCCGGTGCTGCCGAAATTCACCAGCGTCACTTCCGTGAAAGACGGATCGTTGGCACTGATAAACCATACCCAGTGCACGCTCAGGTCCAGGGTTGCAATCTTCACGATAGGAACGACGAGCGGGTAGAAGCCGAGTCCGTGCAGGAATTGCGCAGAGGCCTTGCTGTTCGGCGGAATATTGCCGTAGAACGTTGTGATCTCGCTCAACAGCTGCCGCTTGGTGCTCGTGATGGCCCGATCCGAGACGTTCTCGGTCTTCAACCGCTCTGAGAGCAGGTACAGCAGTTGCTCGTTCGCTACGGCTTGGGCCGGGTCTAACGGGTTCAGAATCAGGTCGGGAATCATCGTCGCCCCCGAGATCGACGTGCATAGACGACCAGTCCGCGAAGGCCCACGTCGGTCGTCCCTGACAACCGTAGCCGAATCATCTGTCCCTGTTCTGGCAAGGAAATCGTGCGGACGTGGGGATCAGTGCCCCCGTCCAGATCAACGGAGATGCCCGCAGCTTCGATAGCTCCGAAGTCGTAGATCGGCGTCACCGTCATGCTCCCGCCGGCGATGTCGTCCACGAAGAGATCGGCGAACTGCGGCAGTTTCAGCCGGTCGATGTCACCGAATGGCAGGTCACGAGTTTCCAGGGTCCAAGAAATCGACGACGCGCCATCGTCCGTCCCCGTGTTCTGCAGCCAGACTATGCCGTCATGACCTCCTGCGAAGATGCGGACGATCCCATCGCTGCCGGGAATTCCAGCCACCGTGTTCCGCGCAAGGCTCGGATATTTCGTGAACGGAAGGATTGCCCGCCCGTCCTCTGTCTCGACCATGAAACCGAGATGCCCGACGTACACCGTGTCATGCGTGGACGACCCAGGGCCCGAGACCAGCAACCAGTATTGTCGCAGGATCGGATCGTAGGCGGATTGCGCAAGCGAGAGCCGCGACAGATTGACGCCCGGCGCATCCGTGTCGAAGAGCGGATCGAGCGTCCACGAGACTTTTTGCGCCCGCACGCCGTCGAAGCGGTACACGCCATCGTCGCTGAGGAAGTAGGCCACATTATCGATGATCTGCACCGAATCGGGCGCGAGTACCCCTGGGCGCGTGCGTGGGAACCAGCCGTAAGTCGTCGGGGAGTCGCCCAAGACCACGTACAGGCGCGTTCGTTTGGCAACGAAGAGTTGGTTCTGCACGATCATGAGCGCCTGGATGTCCTCGCCATCATTGATCGAAATGTCGAGGAAGTTATTGGTCGGCCACGAGGTCGGATCGCTGAGATCGGAAAAGCGCACGCGACTGCCGGTCCCCGGCTCCGCACCGAGCCAGAGGCGCCCATGGTGTGCTTCGATAACGGTCGCCCCATCGATATCGGCGGGCACGCCAGACAATGCAGACCAGGTTGTGCCGTCATAGACCTGTGGGGCATTGTTTTTATCGACGAGGATGGTACGGTTGGCGAAGGTTCGCGCGCGTGGGTGAACGTCAGGATCGCCCACGAGCCCCGTCGTGACGGTGGTCCAGGCGCCGCTCTGGCCTGCGTCTTTGTAAATGCTGCCATTCGACGCCGCAGCGAGGAAGAACCGACTCCCATCGGCCTTGAGAAAGGTCCAGAGCCTCGTCACGGACGACGGCGCGCCGAGCGCATTCGTGCCCCATTGGCTCGATCCCCGCCTGCGTCGCACGCGGCCATCTCGCCAGATCATCAGGTTGTCCGCCCTCCGCACCTGATTGGGTGACAGGGAATAGGGTTCCAGCAAACTCAGCCCGCCTCGGAAATCCATGATCGATTCGGCGATCACGGGTGTGCGATCGCCCAACGCGCGCACGGCGCGAAGCTCAAGCTCTCGGTAGCGGGCCGCCGTCGTGAGCGGCATCTCAGCCCCCTGCTGCTGTCACCGCCACTGGGGCCGGCGACGGCAGGCGCTCCGCCACGCGCCGGTCGAAGAGCGCCTGATACACTGCCGCCTCTTCGGTCTGCCCGCGCGCGAGGAACGCCGTGGCTGCCGCAGCCCAGGCGAGCGCGATGTGGTCTTCCTGCGGAATGTTTGGCACGTCCGTATCGAGCGTCATGGTTGGGGCCTTGGACTCATACCCGATCAGAATATTGCTCGTCCCGTTCGACGCCGGAGCAGGAAGGAGCTTCAGCGCCAGGACAAGACCTGCGACGGGATCATTCCCTTGGTTGAAGTACGTGAAGAATACGGGCGCGCTCCCAAGCCCTGCTCCTGCGCCGTATGTCTTCACCAGCGAGTAGACCTGCACCGGCAAGAATTGAAGGAGCCGCCCGTCCACCGAGACATAGTACGTCGGTGGCAACTGGAGTGCCGCAAGCGTCGGGACCACGAAATCGCCAGGCAAGACGTAGGCCTCCTGGCCCTGGACCGCGCTCGCGGTCTTCTCTTTCGTTCGCAGCCCGAGGCGGCTGGTGTATACGAGTAGCGCGTCGTCGAGGTACCCGTTGAGTTGGGCGTCGGACCAGAAGACGGCGCTGGCTTCTTTCAGCAGTCTCCTGACTTCGGTGCGCAGATCGCCTCGGTTCATGCGCTAACTCCACCCCGTCGATGGCGGATCGATAGGCACCCAGAGCCCGCTGGCCGGATCGATGCCGAGCCATGTGCCCGTCGCTGGGTCCACCGAAAGCCAACTGCCAGTTGCCGGATCGACGCCAACCCAGAGCGAGGTGTCAGGATTGAGCGGATCCCAGGAGCCGAGACCAGGGATGAGGAGGTCCGACAGATAGGGATAGCGAGCAATCGGCACTCGCCGCACCCAAATGATCGATGGGTACTCAGGCAGCCAGCCCATGTGCCGTAGTGGCAAGAACGTCGGGATGATGGGCCTGGCGAAATCCTGCTGCGCATCTGACCGTAAACTGATTGCGGGCCAGATCCTGTCGGGATACGTCGCTCGCCATGAGAGGGCCGGGACCGGCAACTGCGGCAGGGCGAACGTAAAGATGTGCTCCGGCTCTGCTCCGGTCATCAGTCGTGGTGATGCCCGCGCAAAATCGGCATACTCAGGTGCCCACGACAGTTCAGGGATAGGCAATTGTGGGAGCGCAAAGGTGAAGGCCCATGGCTGTTGGTGGGCCTCGTGCAATCGCGGGGCAGTCCGTCCGGCGAAATCAGGATAGGTCGGTGCCCAGGCCAGCGCAGGAGGGGGGAAATCGGGCACGACCGCACCCGCCGCGTAGAAGAAAAAGGTCATCGCCGCGACGAGCAAGGTCGGGCGTGGCGGTCTCAGGTCGGTAAAGTGCGGATGCCAGGAGAGTTCAGGCGCAGGCGGCGTCGCGGGCGCTTGCGGCGGCTCGGTAAACGGCTGGTATTGGAAGACTCGTGGTGACATTACGTGAGCTCCTTCCCTGGGATCATCCCGGATGTGACGACGACGTAGGTCTGCATCGTCTCGGCAACATCGGGATACTCAGGAGCCCAATCAGCCGGCCCCGGGATGCGTGCCGCAAGGACGGGCAGCGACAGTAACGTGAAACTCATGCCGCCATCACCTTCCACGCATAGGATCGGTCTGTCCCAGCCGTGCGCTTAATCGTCCAAACCGCCTGTATATCGGAAATGATATGCAAGGATTCAGAAATGCTGTCATCGGCTGACGGGGCATCCCGAAATTCCTGCGTCCAGATGGTCTGCAGGACCCCCCCAGAGAGCACTGTGGTCTTTCCACGCAGTTCAATCGCATCGCCATTCGACATATTGGACCGGTCAAGAATCAGCACGAACGTCCCGATGGTTGTCTCGGAGTGAAGCGTCTGCTCCGTCCCATCAGTCGTGATCGTGCCACTGGCGACCAGTCTCGCCATGCGCTTAGCCCCCTATCCACTCCACTTGCGCTCTCCCGCTCCCACCACTTCCTCCGGCCCGAGCCGTGCTGGCCCGTCCTGCACCAGCCCCGCCAGCCCCGGTGTTGGCTGCCGCAGACGCGGCATCAGCATCAGTCGCGGGACCATTCGTCCCATTTGAAAACGCTGACGCCCCGCCGCCACCTCCGTTTCTTGTCAATCCTGACCCTTTGGTTCCGCCAGCGAAGTACAGGGCGGTGCCGACAGCAGCTTCAAGGGCGCCGCCTCCATTTCCGCCACTCGCTCCACCTCCGCCACCCCCTCCACCACCGGCATACCAGCTCGATGGATTCCCTTTCCCTGACACCCCAGTGGTGTCAACAGGCCCTCCACCCCCTCCAAACGGCCCACCACCGGCTCCGCCAGTGCTGACTGATCCTTTTGACCCACCACTCCCCCCTGCTACGGACAGCAGCGTCCCAAAGGAGCTGGAGCCGCCAGCCGCCCCGTCAAAATCGCCTGCCGCGCCGCCCGCGCCCCCTGCTCCAATGGTCACCGTATAGTCCGTCCCAGGGACGACGATGAGCGGATAACGGAAGACCGCCTCGCCCCCTCCCCCGCCGCCTCCGCCATTCGTTGCAGCGCCAGCTCCGCCGCCGCCTCCTCCACCGCCAAGGAGTGTCACCAGAACAAGTGTCACACCACCAGAAACTCTGAACGTTCCACTGTTCGTGAATTTGCGTCCCTGCGAACGTCCGGTGAGCGGTATTTCAAGGAGTCGGTACATCGGATCAGTGAAGGAGAGTGGACGATAGGGGCGACCGAGCAGCGTCTTGGCGGCTTCCATGAGTAAGGCCTCGTGATTGAGCCAATGCTTGACGAGGTCCTTTCCCACGGCCTCGAAATCCCTATAGGATCGGCGAGCGAAAGCAGAGGCCGCATTCGCCTGCGTATCACACACCTGACCCAGTTCAACGGAAGAGCGAGAGAGCAGTTTCCCCGCGAGCCCGTAGCGGTGCTCTGCCTTGCGCCGTAGCGCATCAACCGTAGAAGCGACGAGCCGCAGATCGCGTCCGATTACCATGACACCGTCCCAACCGCCTCATGGAAGCGGGCGGTCCGCTCTAGCAGGTCCAGTTTTCGCTCAAAGGGCGTGCAGATGCCCGCGTTGGCGCATGGCGAGCACAGATGCCGGTAACACATCCGGCAAAAGCCACCAAGCGACGACGGGTCGACGCCCGGCTTGACGACAACAATCCGTTGGCAATGCGCACAGGTTATCGTATCCCGCTCAATCTGACCGCCTGGGGCCTCGGGGTCTACCCAGAGGGCATAACCCTGCGGCTTCCGCATGGCCTAGAGTTCGGTGACGTGGAAGCTCGCCGTGACCGCAACCAGGGCCCCAGCCGTCGGCGTTGCAGCGGCAAGCCCGTTCGATGCGATAGCCGGTGCGACGAGTTCCCCGCCAGGAGCCGCTACCCATCGGAAGGTGGCTCGTTGGTTCAGCGGAATACTGAGCTTCGTCACGCTCCCCCCGGCTCCGTTGGCCGTCGGGTTCTGGTTCGCCACCAGCTCCGAGGCATCCGTATCGGACTCGTCAAGTGGGGTAATGGCGGGAGCCGTTCCTCCGGTCGCGGGGCCAGTCCGTTTGTAAATCTCCCAGAGGAAAGCATTATCCGCCGGAGTCGCCTCGGAGCCGAGCACAATATCGTACACTTTGAAGCGACGAGGGTTCGTCGCGCCAGTGAGGACCGAGCCGACATCGAGCGTCGGTGATGCGGTTCGTTGCATACGGATCATAAAATTCGCCATATCCTCTCCTTTCAGTTCCCAGGTGTCCGCGCCACGACGGCCTGGCCGCTCACTTCTTCGGCGCGCGCCTGCCGCTGGGCACGATCCCTGGCAGCCCGATAGAGTGCCGTGAAGACGTTTAGGCGGTCCATGGGCACGCCCACATAGGGGGCGAGCATGATGGCTGCGCCCCACCGCAAGGCATCGGCGAACTGCTCCGTAAAGGCGTTGCTATTGCCGGGACTGCCGTTCGAGAGGTCCGCCGCGAATGCGTGGTAGTCCATGATGATCGTGTCGCCGCTCGTGTCTGGGGTCGGTCCGAGCAGGAGTTCGCCCTTCCAGATCGTCCAATGCTCTGGCGTCCCGGTTGCGGCAGTATCGGGATGGCGCGCGTCGAATCGCTCTTTGTCCAGCCTCGTCAGGGCGCTCCGTTCGGTGGCGCCGGACCGACGGTAGAAGACCTCCTGCATGGCCTTGTAGTCGCTCGGCAGGGTATAGTTCCGAGTCCCTGCCGTCGTCGTGACGCTCGTCGAGGCCTGCTCGAAGCGTGTTTCGATGTCTTGCTGCAACCGGCGCTGCGCATCGTTGACCGCCGCGCTGAGCAGCCAGTCGCCGATGTCGCCCCTCCCGACGAATTCCGGCAGCAATTTGACCTGTATCTTGATCTGCTCGAAGGTCGCCATTCCCTAGCGGTAGCCGCCCTTGGGGCGCTTGGCGAACTCACGCAAGGTTGTTTCACCAAGCGTCTTCGCCAACCGGCCAGCCTGACCTGTGGCCTTCGCCTTGCCGCGCTTCATCGACAGCGCCGCGCCAAAGAGCTTTCGCTGCGCCTCGCTCTTGGCAGGGTTGACCATCTCTCCGCCCTCGCCGAGCAGATACGATGACCGTGGATAGGCAAACGGGTCACGCTGAGAGGTCGGGCCGTGCACTTTCTTCAGCCCCATTGTCTACTTCGCTCGTCGCTTGCCTTTCGCAGCCAAGTCAGCGAATTTCTCGGCTCCGTACTTCTTGCGGCCGATGGCTGCCGCGACGGCAGCAGGATCGTTCACATTGCCGCGTTTTGCGATGGACGCCTTCAACGCGGCGAAGCGCTCTCCGCTACCAAGCGGCGGCTTCCCCGGATTGACCATCTCTCCGCCCTCGCCGAGGACATACGAGGACTTTGCATACGCGAACGGATCGCGGCGAGACGTCGGCCCTTTCACTTTCTTCTCCACCAGGTGCCTCATATCGCTCCTCCTGTGAACAGATAGGCGAAGAGACTCATCGGCTCATGCCCTTGAGCTGTTGGGTGCTGATCGGGCCTTGGTGGATGCCCACAGGTGGCTCCTCGGACACATCGTCTTCGCCCTGCTTGAGGTGGAAGTGGACGCCATAGATCGGCCAGCTCGTTCGCTCGCGTAGCGCCTTGCGGACCCGAGAGGCATGCATGCCGTAGTCGGCCGGATCGCAGATGCCGTTGTGGAACGCGACGATGCCGACGCCTTTGATGACCAGTTTCACGTTCTTGACCGCTGGATCGTTCGTGACGAAGGGGTTTGCCATCGACTCCCTCTCGAGTATGGAGGCGGGGGCGTCCGTGCCCCCGCCTCCACCGTCTTACGGGCTGATGAGACGACTGTCGCCTCCCACCACTTCCGCAGTGAGACTGTACGTAAAGTTTGGGCCTGTTCCGCCGACCGTGTGACTCTCCCTGATATACCGACACGGATTGACCGGGATGATCTTCACGTCCTGCCCGGTCCCTGTCTTTTGCGCGAAGGCGTAACTGTCCCGATTGCTCGTCGTCGAAGCCGGATCGAACCAGGTCGTGCCATCGGGACTGACCTGCACCTTCACATCGAGGGTCGGGTTGGTCCCTGAGACCGCGGTGATGTCCAAGTAGAGCGCCAAGTACGGACCCTTGTGTCGATTGTCCGTGGAATAGACTGCCTCTACGAGGTCCACGGCTGCTGAGTTCCCACTGGTGGTCACGGCACCAGAGGCTTTCAGCGTGATCAGCTCATAGTACATCCGTCATTCCCTCCTCTCTCTGGGCGCCTACGGGGCGAAGCTGGTGACGTTCTTGATGATCCCGTGGGCGTCCTCGAACTGGACCTCCAGCCCGCACTCGGTCAGCCACTCGTCGGTCTGCACATCGTCGCCCGGGCTCTGGCGGTTGGTCAGGTACTTCGTGTCGCTCCCCTCGAGGTAGCGATAGCGCAGGTATTTCAGGTCCACGACGAAGCCCCACGAGGCGAACGTGGGGTTCTGGCTGAGCAGCGGATGGCCCTTCAGGTACAGAATCCCATGCGGGGTGATATACTGCACGAGCTTCATCCCGTAGGCCCCCTCACTGCTCGGCTCCAGGTTCATCCTGCCCTTCGCCTTGGCGAGCTGCGAGAGCACCATGAGCTGCGTGTTCCCGCACAGGTAGAGCTTCTCCGTGGACCCCTTCTTGAAGATGTCCTTCATGAAGGAATCCCATTCGCTCTCGCTCAGGGCGCCACCCGCGTCGAAGACGTTGGTCGTGACGAAGTGGGCCAATCCACCGGTCGTGCGCTTGGGCTGGCTCCCCGTCAGGTCTTCCTCGGGCTTGCCGAAGAGGAACGCCATCTCCATGTCGATGGCGTGCATCTGCAGCGCCTCCCGCTTCAGCTCCTTCATCGCGTTGCCCCAGCGGAGCTGCGTGGCCTTCGCCGTGCGGGTGATGTTGATCGGGGTTCGGAAAATCTGGAGGTAGTTGGTGACGACGGTCGGGTCGAAGGACACGGCGGATGGGACGCTGGCCCCCTCGGCGTAGGCCCGCCCGATGACGACCAAGCCATCGCCGTCGTTCATGGCGGCCGCCGTGGTGCCGCCCTTTCCGCGGGCGACCGTGATCGCCGTCGTCCCCGTCGGGTCGGCCGTGACCCAGAGCTGCTCCAGGGTGCGCTCGTTGAGGATCACGTCGCCATTGCGGAAGATTTTCGCCAGGTTGTTCTTGACCTCGATGGTGGTGTCGTCGTCCGCCTGGGCACCGTTCACCAGTGCCCGACGAACCGGTAAGCCTTTCAGGAAGATTTTGAACTCGGGGTCCCTCACCGACTCCTGCTGGATCTTGCTGGTGAGAGCCGTGAGCGGGGCATCCCCGTTCGGAAACAGGTACAGGATCGTCTCGCGGTACGACTTCGGGCGCTCGTCCGCGCCCCAGCTCCCCGTCCCGCGCAGGCCCAACACTGGCATCGTTCACCTCCTCGGCACGACTCGTCGATGGGCGTCGCGCAGGGCGGTGGTCCCGATGCCGTGCCATCTGTCAATCGGTGATCAGGTCTCGAATCTCCTCCTCGATGGGGCTCAGGGATTTCTGCGCCCCAGATCGCACTCCCCCGCCTTCGGCGAACCCTGCGGCGAGCGTCGCGGCATGGCCCGCACGGCTGGACTCTGCCTGGGCCGCAAGACGCTTGGCGATGCCGTCGCGATTGAACCGCAGATACAACGCCTCCAAGAACTCGTCGTCGGCGAGTTGCTCGACCAACGGGTTCTTGGTGTAGAGGTATTGCAGGAACGACGCGGCATGCGCCTGATCCTGCAGGTCGGGGTAGGTGGTGGCGAGCGATCGCACCCGCTCGGCAAGGTGTTGCAGGACCGAGACGGCCTGCGCTTGCTGCTGGCGCGTGCTCAAGGCCCCTGTGAACTGCGTCAGCAGGCGCTTCAACCCTTCGACCTCGGCCACCTTGGCGTCGATGGCCTTGGCCTGGGCGAGCAGCCAGCTCGCGGTCTCGGGGTAGAACTCGTGCAACTCTTGGTACCACTTGCTCTGCGTAAGGTCCTGCACCGCTTGGCTCTGGCCCTCGTGCTGCGCCGGCGTGGACACCGTGGAGACGGCGCGTTGAATGAGGCGCTCCAGCGCCGGCAGGTCGGAGGCCGTGAGACCCACTCGCTGCAGGAAATCAAATATCGGCTTCGCCTCCAAGTGTCGCTGCTGCAGATGGGCGAACTGCCGATAGGTCTGGATGAGGGCGTCTTTGGGCACTTGCCGCCCGTCTACGTCGAAGACGTCTGGCGCACTGGAGGCAGGAGCCGCCTGTGGTGCCTGGGGGTCCGCCCCCGTGGTCGCCGTCGCGGCCCCCCCCGGGCTCTCCTCTGGCGGGGGACTGGACGACGGCTCGGTTGGCGCGTCGGTGATCAACTCAGCCACGCCCGGATCAGGTTCCGTGGCCTTTACGGGTTCTTCTGGCACAGGACCTCCTCCTCACACAGGGATTCGGTGCGACACACCGTGACTTTTGCCGCGAGCGCGCCCCGGTGCATGGACAGCCGAATATTCCCCGTAAAGCCCTTTGCGCTGAGGGCCTGGAGCCACTCGATCAGTCGCACGTATCGTCCGTCCGTCATCGTTCGCCCTGTCGCTGGGCCTCCTCCAGGAGTCTCATCCGGGACTCGGGGATGGCGATGGCGCGTTTCATCCCCTCGAGCACTTTCGGGTCTTCTGTCCCGAGTTGGGCAAAGATGAGGCTGCGCACTTCATGCTCGTAGCGCGCCCAGCCTGGCGATTTGACCAGATTGCGCCAGAGCGCCAGATCGTCGAGCGCCGCCCGATCCATCATCGTGCTCCGAGCGTGATGCCGACCGGGGTAATCGTCCCGGCCGGCGCGCCGTTCGGCCCGGCGCCCACGGGCGCGAAGTTCCCGGCCTGCACCTGCGCGGCGACCACCTGGTCTGGCACCACCTGCGGTGGCTGTGGCGGCACCGTCTCGAAAAATTCCTCGATGTTCTTGATCCCCATGGTCTCGACCGTGCGCTTGAACAGCGTGTCGAGGCGCAGCCGCTTGCCCTGCGCCGCAAAGGCCTCGAGAATCCGCGGATTTTGGGTCAGCGCGATGAAGACTTCTTTCCAGACGTCTGCGAAGCGGCTCGGATCGGGCGGCAGCGTCCCATCGTGGACCCGCAGGTCGAACTGCCCTTGAATATCTTCAGGACGAATCTGGATCAGGCCACCCTGGGCCTTGGCGAGGAGGTCTTTCGATGCCGTCCCAAGCACCCGAACCCATTGTGGGGCTCTGAGGAGCTGCTGCGTCATGGCAATCATCAGCCGACCCATCGGACGGACGGCCTGCGCCGCCAGGAGCGACGCGGTGAGTTGCAGCCGACGCCCGCTCTGCGCCAGGACGTTCTGGATTTCCCCGAACGTCCGGCGGGTCTCGGTCTCGACGCCGGCCTGCGGATCGCTCGCCGCCGTGATCCGCTGAATCATGTCGAGGTGATACGACATGTCGCGGAAGTGGCCCTGCGTCACGTCCACGAAATTGAGTTGCTTCCAGCCGCGCTCCACCGCAATCGGATTGCCGTAGTATTCTGGACGCACCCGAATCCACTTGCCGGGTTGCGGATTCGTGAGGTCTTCGGTCTCGATCATCGAGGGATCGTAGATGCCCTCGATGTTCAAGCCCTTGCGCACGTTCTCCATGTGCGAGTTATAGAGCCACGTGATCGCGGTCTGCAGCCCGTTCATCAACTCGGCCAAACTCTGCGTGAACAGACTGTGCGGATCGTAGCCGAACTCAGCCAGCGCATAGGGAAACCGGCCATGGTGGTAGATGGAGGGCTGCGCGCGAATGAGCGTCTCCCCATTCGCCACGGTGAGCACCCAGAGTTCGAGATCGTCGCTGTCCCCGAGACCCCAGTCTCGGGGCACGAGCCGCCAGAAGAGTTCATCGAGATAGACGGGCCCGCGATCTCCGTCGTCGGCCGGCGTCCCAGGATCGGGGGACACGCTGAGAAAGTCGTCCCGACGGGATTGGTCGGGCGCAGCGGTCCCAGCCGAGAGCGTCCCCGCCCACGCCGGAATCCGCTCGACATTCCCGAGATGATAGACGCCCTCTCGGGCTTTTTGCCGAACGTAGGACAGCGGGCGACGGACGCGGTGGGCCACGTATTCCCCGTACTTGTGAAGCTGCGGCAGCGGCACCTTGGGGTCCGGGAAGAGCCCGAAAGGATCGACGGGAATGAGCATCGGCCCTTCATACCCCACGACCCGCTCTCGCACTTCTCGCACCGGGCCGAACACGAGCGACAGCGGGAAGGGGACCACCTGGCGACGGACGACGGTGGACTGCTCCACCTCCCATACCACCTTGGTCGCGCCAATGCCATAGCGCAGCACGTCGGCGAACAACGCATAAAGCGCCAGGAGACCGTCGGCCCGCTCCATCTGGTAGGCCAGGAGCGCCTCCATGGCCTCGGCCGCCGGGATGTCTTCGGGACCGTACCCTTGGACAGGGAAGATGGGCTCACGGGCGGTAAAGACGGCCATGAGGTAGGTCAGATAGATTTGCTGCACCGCGTAAGTATAGGGAATCACAATCGAACGGGCATACGGATACTCCTTGCCGTCGTCCCGTCGCGGGTCGTTGGACGCCTTTTTCGTAAAGTCCACATAGCCGCGGAGGAGGGCGTCGGCCTCGTTCCACCGGTCGTAGCGTTGCGTCATGATCCGCGACGAGGCGTCGATCCTCGCGCGCACGGCATTGACGAGGCGCGTATGGAGCGCCGTCCCAACACGGATGTCAAGCCCGTCTGGCGTCATGCGCGAGCCCCCCTATGCCACGGATAGTTCCAATCCCCGATGAGGACCTGCGGGCGCATCGGGCCGTACACGATGCGTCGACCGGTGCCGGTGCCGAGCAGGGCTGAGAGCCCATAGCCCAGCGCATCTCCGGGATGCGAGTGAATGTCTTTGACGGGCTTGTGCGTGAGCACTGAGCCCGTGCCGTCCGAGGCATATCGCCAGCCTCCGCGCAGTGCGCGGATCAAGGGCCGGTTCTCGTCCCGGTCGATCAACAGGAAGGGCCGCCCGTCGTCGCCGAGACGCCGGAGGGCCGCTTTGACCGCTTCCCGTCGTGCCGCCCATTCGATGGCCGCCGGTCGCAGTGCCGCACCCAGCCGCCGTCGGAGCACCTGCGCACACGAGGTCTCCGAGTCGCTCTGCTCGCGGGTGAATCCCGCTGGGTCCCCGACATCCTCGTAGCTGAGATTTGAGAGGGAGAACAGCCTCGCCTGGAGCGGCAACACCTCGCGATCCAAGAACTGTTCCAAGCCCATGTTCTGGCCGACCCGCGTTGCGAGGACATGCACACGACCCAGCCCCGTGGCCTGCGCGAAGATGCACGTGGGGTTCAGGCCGAAATCCCACCAGCGCAGCACCGGCGTCCCTGGCAGCACCGGGAGGCTGTCCACGACGTGCGTGAGTTCGTTGAATTCCGGGGTCACGGCGGTCCCCACCGTCACCTGTCCGACTTGGCCTTCGACGAGCCGACGCACCAGATCATGCCGACCAGCCGCAATGAGCGCCATGCGATTGCGCTCACGATATTCGTCCGAGGTCAATTCCCCCGCACGGGCGCGGAAAAAGGCCACGTCTCGCTCTCCCTCCAGCCGCATCACCCAGTGATCTTCATCGGGCGGATTCATCGTGATCTGTGCCCGGTGCCACGCTGGCCGGCCTTGCTTAATGGCCGCCTCGAGCTGCCGCATCGAGGTGGTGCCGACCCCATAGACCTCCGGCGGCAGCCCCGTCGCAATGTCGGCCGCCGGGGCCGGCTCCTCGATCCACAGCCCGCCCAGCTCCAACGACTGAAAGCGCGAGGCATCCGACGGCTGGTCCATGCCGAAGAACAGGATGCGCAGAGAGGGTGGCACATCGCAGACCCGCTCCTGCGACGACCAGAACGACGCCACGCCAGGCGGCAAGAGTCGCTTGATCGTGACAATGGTCGTGTCACGGAGATACACCCACGTGTCGCGAACCACGGCCCACACGATCGGCCAACACTCCTTCGGTTGCTGCTGCGCGTGCATGAGCATGGCCACCAAGCCCCCCGTGGTCTTCCCCTCGCCTCGTGGCCCCATGAAGACCGAGGTCATCGCCCGAGACAAGACAAACGCCGTCTGCGTCGTGGTCAACGAGAGATCGGCCATGAGGGGTGACGAGGGCTGCGGTGGGGTGTACGTCGGGGTGCGAATCGCTTTCGACTTGTGAACCGGCATCGTCGCCGTGGAGTGCTTATGAGACATGGGTCATGTCGCTCCGGATTTTTGGCGTGGGGAGAGAGTGGAGAGAGGGGCCACGCCGCGACGAGGCTTGGTCGCCCACCCCCCCGGGGGTGCGTGTGCGCACCAGCGGGCGCCCGGGCGCATTCGATGAGGCGTCTCCGAGCGTTGCACGTGAAACTCAGCCATGCGATCCATGGAAGGTGACATAATGTCTATTATCTGACACGTTCTCGACAGAATCGAGCGTTGTCAACTACTTCCAGCATCATCAGTTGTGCTCGAGGTCGGGATCGCCGCTGGTTCAGATGCTGTCGCGACCCCCACCTGGACCTGCTCGCCGCTCGAAAGGCGGACGTTGAGCACGAATTGCGCTCCCGCCGGCTTCTTTGTTTGAAACGCGAACGCATCTGGCATCGAGCGTTCGAGCAGCCACGCCGCAGCTTGCCACTGAACATAGCCGTTTTTGCACATGTTGTTCGCCGCACGCTCTATGACGGATAGCTGCCGCTCCACGAATCGCGCTCTCCCTCGCTCAATCGCCGCCTCGAACTCCGGCCTTTTCATCCAGTACGTGACGGTCGACGACGCGACACCGAGCGCCGCGGCGGCGTAGCGGAGCGGCATGCCGGCGGCGACTTTCTCGGCGAGCGCTTCGACGAGTTCCGGCGTGCACTGTGACCGGCGCTTGAAGCGCGGAATCGTCTCCGTTA